TTATTTCGAAAACTCGTACGGACTAACCGCCTTCTCCCTGTTCGCATCCAGAAAATCAGCCCACCACTGCATCATCAGCCGCCTTTCCTCCAGGTGCTCGGCCTTATGAATATACGCCGCCCGGACGGAGTTCCGTTCCTGGTGGCTCATTTGCCGTTCGACTGCGTCTCTCGACCACAAGCCCGATTCGATCAGAGCGCTACACGCCATGGTTCGAAAACCATGGCCGCACACCTCTGACTTGGTGTCATAGCCCATGGTCCGAAGCGCCTTGTTGATCGTGTTCTCACTCATGGCTGTTTTGGAATTATTGTCGCTCGTAAAAATCAGTTGTTTATCACCCGACCAACTATAAATGCGTCTCATTATCGTTATGGCTTGTTTGCTCAAGGGCACGATATGGGGGGTACGCATCTTGGCACCACGATGAGAGAACTTCATCCCTTCGACTGCCTCCCGTTCGGCTGGGATGGTCCAGATGGCACGCTCAAAGTCGATTTCACTCCAGCGGCCGAAACGCATTTCACTGGATCGAATGAAAATTCGCAGTGAAAGCTCGACAGCTAGTGTGGTTAGCATTCTGCCCTTGTAGTTGCTGATGCGCTCCAGCAGCTCTGGAAGCCGCTCGAACGGCAAGGCGGGGCGGTGTATTACCTTGTTTGTGGGAACTGCTCCTGCGATGTCTTGCGCAGGGTTGTAGTCGATCAGGCCGCTTTGCACTGCAAACCGCATGATGGAGGTGACGCGTTGCTGAAGACGAGACGCTACCTCCAGGCGGCCTGAGTCAACAACTGCCCGAATGGGCACAAGCAAGTCTCGCGCTTTGAGATCCTTGACGTCAGTAGTGCCGATGGCAGGGAAGATGTCTGCCGTCAGGCTCTGAAGGACTCGGGATCGATGCGCCTCTGACCATTTCTTGTTGTTGCTATGCCATGCGCGAGCCACATCCTCAAATGTGGTGCCGTTGTTTTGTTCGAATCGGTCCTGCTTCTTCTGTTCGCTAGGGTCCACTCCCTCAGCAAGAAGCGTTTTGGCGTCTGTACGCTTGCTGCGTGCGGCTGCCAGAGAGGTCGTGGGGTAGACCCCCAGTGCAAGGGTTTTCTGCTTGCCACCGAAGCGATAGCTCAACCGCCAGTACTTGGAACCGTTGGGATGCACCAGAAGGTACATCCCCTCGCCATCGGTGAGCTTGTATTGTTTGTCAGCTGGTTTGGCTGCCCGTATCTGCGTGTCGTTTAAGGCCATTCCTGTTGGTACATCCGTCTGTAGAGATCTTGTACCAGCATATACCAACATTTGTACCAACACCAAACGCTTGATGTGGGTAGACCTCAGTTGACCTAGGTAGATTATTAAACCCTGGAAGACCGCATAGATAAAGGGTTTCAGGCAAAAAAATAGACGTCCGTTGACGTCTATTGATGTTTCGATGGTGCCCGGGGCCGGAATCGAACCGGCACGCCTTGCGGCGGGGGATTTTGAGTCCCACCATAGAATGGCTTAACCATGCGGGTTTGAGGCATGAAACGTTCCGCACCAGAACCGATTTTCTCCGCTATGACGAATCGAAAATGCGGAACACTTTTATCTGACCGCTTTCAGCCTCACGGCCCGCGTCCGGTAGTGCCGTTTTGTCACTTCCTGACTGGAGTGCTGGAGCAGTTCCGCCGCTTCGCTCACCGTCCCGGCCAGATCGCTGGCGCGCTTTCTCATGTCGCGCAGGTACATGGCGCGGATCGCGTGCGCAAGATCCTCGTCGCCCGCCTTTTCGACTTGCTCGGCAGCCGCCTTTCTGGCTGAGTCCCACCTACTGCGCAGCATAGAGTAGGACACAGGCCGCCCTGTCGGCGTGCTCAGAAACATGATGTGCATAGCCTTCACGCTCTTGCGGCGCTGCCAGATCGCAGACAGCACGGCGGATGCCGCCACATCGAAATAGGCGGGCTTGGACGTCTTGCTGGCCTGAAATCGCAAGCGTCCATCTTGTGGCACAGTGATAAGTCTCGCGTCCGTGATGCGCAGCCCGGTGGCCGTGGAAATGTCCATGCAGTCGCGCAATGTCTGGTCGGCCTTCTCATAGACGGCAGAAAAGAGGGCGTCAGTTACCTCAAACGTGCGCGCCTCCTCGCGGTTTTTCCACTTCGAGCGCTCAAGGCCAGCCGCAGGCCATGGCAGCGCCGTCATCCCCTCACCGCGTGCCCAGTTCCAGATGACCGACAGCAGGGCCATCTCCCGGTTGCCCTGCACCTTCGCCGAACGCGCCTTCAGATACGCCTTCAGGTGCGCGAACGTGACCGCATCCCATGTGGACTTGCCGAAAGCAGGCCGGATGCGGCGCAGGCTCTTGGCATAGCCCTTCTTTGTCTCCGCACTCTTGTAGGCCGGCAGCACTTCCGCTTCCCACTGGCTGAATGCTTCTTCGAGCGTTCCGGCGATGCGCGGCTTGCGGTTGTGGATCTCGTCCCAGCGCTTGATGGCCTCGTCGTAATCCGTGCCCAGCGGCACGTCTGGCTCGCCGGTGCCGCGCATGTCGTAGAAATAGTACGTCACCACACGCCCACTCTTTCGGCGGCGGGAGTGGTGGCGTAATCGGGGATGCTTATTGACCATCAGCGCACCATTGAAAAGTCGGGCTCGACGGATTGCCGGATAGCCCGGCCCTCTACCCATGAGGCCACATGCTCGGCCAGTACGATCGGGCGGCCGGAGACTTCCTTGTAAGGGATGCCAAGATCATCGAGCACGGTCTTTTGCTTGCTGGCCAGCTTGTAGCCCGTCAGCTCGACAAGCTCGGCCTGAGGCAGAATTGTCGTCATATCGTACTCCCATTGAAAACGCCCCACTTGGGGGCGGCAGATTCAACCATTTGGCCGTCACAGCCAGGAATTCAGCGATGCGGTCAGACATGGGGATCCTGCCCGTCTGCGGGTGGGGTGGGGGCGGCTGCGAGCATGGCGACACGAACGCAGCGAAGAACCAGTGCCTCTCGGCCGATCAATGGCTTTGTTTGTGGATGCTGGCGGAATTGCTCGGAAAGCGCTGCGCGCACCGCCTCATCATCCGGCACGCTCGGCTGCGCGGCAACGGTGGCGGAATCGCTCAGCCACTTAGAAAGCACGCAGGCGAAATCGGCGGCCAGTGTTTCCGTGATGTATCGCTGGAAATCATGACGATGCAGTCGCTTGGCGAAAAACTCGGCCAGATATGCGCGTCCGCCCTTGCTGGTGCTCAGATCATGATCGTGGATAGGCTCCGCGCTCGCGGCATGCTGTGCCACACGACCCTCTATGGCTTTGATGTATACGTCGCTGGGCGCATTAGGGGCTTTGCGGGCCTGCGCGTAATCGATACCAAGATATTGGCCCAAGCGGAATAGCGTTTCCAGACAGCCGTCCAGTGTCACGCCTTCGACTTCTGATCGGGGTTGCGCAGCATTGCCGTAGCGGGCGAGAAGGGCGCGGATCAGGTTGAGATCGGCCTGCCGGTTTCGATACCCGCATTGGCTGCGCTCGTAGTTGTCGTGCTCCAAGTTGTTTAGCGCGTCCGTGATGTAGTCCGGCAGCCCCTCATCACTCGGCCCATTCACCGGCTCGGCGCGAAACGGCGTGCCTGTCAGCTTGGCACCGCAATATCCGCACCATTTAAGCTCACTGCTCAGTCCATGAGTGCCCCTGCCGCATTCAGGGCATAGCTCGGCGTCCTTCAACGGCTCGGCGGGCCTACCGGCGCACACATCACGAACCATCTTTGCGGCCTTGTTGCCGTCATACTCGTTGACGGTTGATGCGTAGCAGACGATAGCCTCCAAGTACGGCTCGATTGCATGGCAGGCAGCAACGGCGGCAGGCTCGGCCCGGCTCTTGCGGTCGTGCTCGATGGCGGCACGGGCGTAGTTCTGTGCGGACTCAACCGACACCACAAGTGCCTGTGGAGTGAAGCTGCGGGCGCTCCGTACTTTTTCTTCCGGAAACGGCGGCAATTCGATTTGCGCCTCAAACGCGGCGCGTTGGTTGTCTTGTGTCATGTCCTTTCCTTGTTAGAATTTGGAAAACCGTCGTGCTGCACGCCATACAGCAGGCGGCCGGCGACCTTTTTTCCGGCGCGCTGCATCCAGACGTGGTTGTCGCCCTCGGCGCCCAGGTAGCTACCGTTCTCGCCCAGATCGGTGAGCCGCACGCGCGGCACACCATCCACTATCGGATAGCCCATACTCTTCGGGCCACGCGGCACCCATTCACCCCACTGCTTAAACAGGAACGGCGTGCCTGCGGCGGCGCACTGATCGCGCAGGCTCCTGGCCCAGTCTGGATGCATGGGCCGGGCGCCGGAGCCGCTTTCGCCGCCGACGATCACCCAGTCGATGAAGCGAGCATGCGCGCTGACAATCGCTTGGCGCTTGAGTCCAGTTTCAGCGCCTGCCGACTTCGCCTCTTGGTAACTGTTATAGGGCCCCTTCCACCAGCCGTGGACGGGCCACATGTACCGGCGGACATCCACCGGCCCCAGCAGCGGCTCCATGCTCAGGAACCGCACGCGCGCCGGCGCGGCCAGCAACTTCGGGATGTCGCGGTCGGCTTCAGCCTGGTTTACGATGGTGGCGCCCAGCCACACCCGGTCGCCGATCATGTCAAACATGAGGCCGTCTCGGGAGCACATCGCCATGACGTTGCCTATGCGCTTCGTCAGCAGGAGCCAGTCCAGATGCGGCGTGTCGGCGATCAGTTTGAACAGGTCCATGCGCCAACTGTCAGGCACCGCGTTGTCGAACACGTCGGCCAGCGAGGCGCAGAACACGCGGTACCGAATGCCAAGCCGCTCTGCCTCAGCGTTCCAGCGAAGCGGCTTGTTCCAGTTCGCGGCGCTGGTGCGGCGGCGTGGTGCGCCTGGCCCCCAATTGACGGCCGTGCCGCCAGCGAAGCGCGCATTGCGCGTCTCGGCATAGCAGTTGTCGCAGCCTGGGCCGACATTCTGACAGCCTTCCCACGGGTTAAACGTGTGGTGTGCCCATTCGATTTTGGTATTCTCAGCCATCACTCCACCTCAATGCGGCGGCGGGCGATGCCTACCAGCCGCTCCGCACGGTTATGCCCGATCATCAGTCTGGCGCATACCTGGTGGGCTGTGCTCATACCTTCCGGCAGCGCATGGACAAGCCAGTCAACAGCTCCTTGTAGAGGATCAGCATCCGCAGGCATGGCGGGCTGGCTGGTGTTCCAGGCCTTGACAACCCCCTCCCTCGTCTCGTGGATCATCCCGCACTCACAACGAGCGCATTCGATCGTGAAACTGCCGGGTGAAGTCTCAGGCATACCGGCCTTAACCAGCCAGTCGGAATGCTCATGCGGATGGTGCTCTTGAATAATCGCCCCTGATCCACAAAACGGGCACGGCAGAAGTTCGTTATTGGTTGTCATGCTTGCTCCTCACTGTATTTGCTCGGTTCGGCCACCGTGCCTGAGCACTTTGCCGTATGCGCCGATGGTTACTTGATCGTCGCGGTGTACGCGCAAGGCTTGTTTGACTGCCGTTTCGGCGTTGTTCCGGTAAGCATCGAACTCTGCTTGCAGGGCCGCCAGCTTGCGCTTCCATTCGTCCTCAATCTCGCTCAGACGTTCGGATGCAGGCGGGCTGTAGAACGCCATGCCATAGTGGTCGTGCCCGCTAGCGGCGGCGTCGGCAATGTATTCGAGTTGCGCGTCGGTCATTTCCAGCTCGCACTCGTCGGCGGCGACGCTGATGCACTCCTTCCAGTAGTCGAGGTCGGTCATGACGTCCCCTCGGCTTTGTTGAGCGCCGCGCCCGACAAATCCATGACGCGACCCCACTTGGCCCCGGTTATGTCCTCGGCATGCGGCGGGCACTTTGATAGATAGGCTCGGATTTCTACCAGGGCGGACAGTAGATCGGGGGCGGCAGCGATCAGGTGGGCGTTGGCTTTGACCGGAAACCCCGTTACATCTTCGCCGTACCAGCCGACATTTGCGGTTGCAACCGGCTTGTCGCCCGCAACACTGCCGCCGTTCTCGTAAAGGTCTTTAGGGTCGCGCCGCCATATTTTTCCGGCCTTGTCCGCGAACCACGGCCCTGGCGTGTGCTGTGTGCTCATGTCCGCTCCCTGGATGCGATTTCATCGCCTTCACCCAGGAATCCAGCCACTTGCGCCCGCAGCGCACGCTCTTGCTGCCCAAGGGCCCGCGCTTTGGCTTCCAGCCGCATTTCGGCGATGCGCAGCATGTCGGGCAGGAATTCATCCAGCACGGCAAAAAACGTGTCTCTGGCCAGCTCGTCCGCGCCATATCGCCAGTGCTGCAGCATCGTTGTAATCAGTTCCGCCGCAGATTTGCGCGGATCAGCGTTCCGTCGCTCCGCAAGCGTCTTGGCTGCGCTCGTGACTCTCTCCTTGTCGCTACGCAGGCCGCCCGCGCGGCGACTGATGGCATTCAGTTCGTCCAGGGTCATGTCAATCTCCAATAGGGTGAGCGCCCGTCGCATGTACGCTGATAGCGGTCGTGGTTTGGGCGTAAGCGGTCATGCGACGTTATCCAGGTCGAACAGCGGCTCCTGGTACGCGTCCTCTGACTTGAACCGTTGATCCGCTAGAGAAATGTTGATCTTGGCCTGCTTGAAGTAGCTGTCTTTCAGTTCTACGCCGATTGCGCGCCGACCCAGCGATAGAGGGCTGTATACCTCACTGCCTACACCCATGAAGGGCGTCATAACGACTTCATCAGGGTTGCTGTAAAGTTCAACAAGCCGGTCGATTACATCAAGCTGCAGCGGGTGAACGTGCTTTTCGTCATCCTCTTCCTTGCTGTCTCGAAAGGGCAGAACGTTGTCGATGCGAATGTCATCCCATACGCTGGAGGCGTACCGCTGCCAGATGTAGTGCGATAGCTTGTTGCTCTTTGGGTCGTCGTGATCGTGGAACTCCCGTTTGAGGTATTCCCACAGATCGTCAGCCGTGAACTGTGTGCCGTTGGCGTTGTTCCAAGCTTGCAGGATGTTCGGCAGGATAGGGGTAGCGCCGAAGTATCGGGTGAGCCCCATCGGGTGCGTGACGGGAACGGGGTTGTCGCCTTTCTTGGTCAGGATGAGCACATAGTCTGGCATGGCTGTGAAGCACTGCGTCGAGTCTTCAACAATCAGCTTGTGCATCAGGCTCTTGACCATCGTCCGCATGCGAACCTTCAGGGGCTCTTTCCAAATCGTGATGCGGTTGCGGTACTGGAAGCCATGCTTTTCGTGAATTCGGATGATCTCGTGCGGGAAATCCCACAGCCGACAGGCGTTGTCGAACACGTCGGTACAGTGAACCGCCGTGATGCGGCCGGGCTTGGTGAGGCGGGCGATCTCGGCAACAAGGAACTCGTACTGCTGAAGAAACTGCTCCTTGCTCTCGCAGTTCGACATATCCCGATGGTCGCTGGAATAGTTGTACAGGCCGGCAAAAGGAGGGCTGTATATGGACAGGTCCACGCACTCATCAGGGAAGGTCGGCAGAACCTCCATGCAATCCGAGTTGTAGATGGCGTGGCGTTTGCCGATGTCCTGGTCTTTGGTCGTGCTCATATGAACTCCGGAATCTTCACGGCCTTATCGAACTTCCGCATGGTGTGCGTGTATTCGTGGTTGGCGGCCGCAACAAGGTTTGCGTATAGCTCGATGGCCTTTTGTGTCTTTTGCTCGAGCGCCTCGATGACACGCTCTTGACCTTCAGAAATCACCATGTCGCAGGTGACCTCCCGCTTCTGGCCGAAGCGCCAGAATCGCCGAATGGCCTGGTAATACTGTTCGTAGCTCCACGTCGGGAAAAACACTGTGTGATTGCAGTGTTGCCAGTTCAGCCCCATGCTGGTCATCTTGGCCTTTGTGATGAGGCGGTCGATATCCCCGCGGGCGAAGGCGACAAGGATTTCTTCTTTCTTGTCGATGCTCATTCCACCCACGATCTCCACTGCATTCCGGTCTAGGTCGGCCAGCAGCGAACTCTCTTCGTTCAGGTTGCACCAGTAGACCGACGTTTTTCCTATAGCAAGATCTACCGCCTTCTCGCATCGCTCGGTGACGGTGAGTTTTTGCTCTTCGCGTACTTCCGTCATGGTCTTAGCGGGCATCGCAAACAGACTGGATTGACCCTCGATAGTCCATGTTGCGTCGTTGTGAACCATGTGGCGATTCACGCGAAGGGCGGGAAGGTCGTAGCCATCGTCCGAGAAACCCAGGTCGCTCGGGCGTTTCACCATGACAGACCACTGATTCACCCAGGCAAAGAAGTCGCGCTCGGCGTGCGGCTTTAGGTAAAACTTCTCGCCTATGTTTCTGTTGTTGCTGTCGACGCTGTTCTGATTCGAGCGGAAAAACTTGGTCAGCATGTCCATGTATCCCATATATCCCAGGGCTTCGGAACTGTTGCCAAGCTCGATAAAGTCATTCGGGCTCGGGGTAGCCGTACTCAGGAATCGGTACGGCACCCGCTTGATGAATGCGACGATCTGATCACGGGTCTTGCCGGCGAAATTCTTTAGGATGCTCGATTCATCCAGCATCACGCAGACGAAATCATCGGGGTCGAGCAAGTGCAGGCGTTCGTAATTACAGACCGTGATCTTGTTGGTGAGCCTGCCCGTTTTCGTGTGCGAGATATCGTCAACGCCGATCCGCTCTGCCTCTTCGATAAACTGGAAGGCGACGGCCAGGGGCGTGAGAATCAGCACTCGCTTGTTGGTGTGCCTCACGACGTTCTCTGCAATGGCGATCTGGATCAGAGTTTTGCCCAGGCCGGTATCGGCAAAGATGCCCATGCGGCCCTTGTGTACGGCCTTGGAAATGATGTGCTGCTGAAAGTCGAACGCATCGCCTGGCATCCAGGCAGGCGCGAAGCCGTACTGCCCGGTCGTGTGGCGCTTGCTCTCGATGAACTGGAGGTATTGTTCGATAGACACGCTCAACCCCGACCCCTTATTAGGGGGCCGGGCCTCATGGTGGTTAACGGGGTTTCCCTCTGTGGGAAAGGGGGCGGGGCTAGAAAGGCACGTCGTCAGACATGTCCGCGAGGCTGGCCGGAGCCGGGCGCGACTGCTGCGGAGCTGCCTGACGCTGCTGTGTGGGTTGGGGCGTTTGTCCCGTTGCCTGCGGGGATCCGCCAAATTCGATAGTGGACACCACGCCCACCAACTTCACGCCTTGGGTGCCGTCGTTCTTTTGGAACGTCTCGACATGGACGTCATCCACAACCACGCTCAGGCGCGTTCCTTTCAGAAGATGAGGGGCCAGCGATTCAGCGCGTTGACGCCAGATTGAAGCCTCGACCCACTGCGTAGGCCGCCTGCCGTCTTGACCCCTCTTCCCATAGTCGAACGCGAGAGCGAGGCTTGCGACTGCAGTTCCGTCCTGCGTGTACCTAAGCTCAGCGTCCCGTCCTAGACGCGCCATTCCAAAAAGTTGTGCCATTACGCAGCTTCCTTCAGTGCATCGCGCAGTGCGATTTGATGTTTTGTGACCATGCGCTCGAACGCGATCAGATCGGCTTCCAGTGCTTCGATTTCGTCGTCGTCTCGGTCGATCCTGACAATCTTCATGCGGCCCAGGTCGTGAACCCACAGAACCAGATCGACCCACTTGCGCCCCAGCAGCCACATGGCGCCGTTGCACTGGTCGATGTATTCGGACACGTCGCCGTCGACGAAGGCTGTGAACAGGGTGTCGCTGCTGACCATCGTCTTGATTTCGATGATGCCGTCGTCGCCGACCAGTCCATCCACGCTCACACCGAACAGCCGGTCGGGCGTCGTGATGAATCCCGCTTCATCAACCAGATTCTTGGTGCGCATTTCGTACATGGCGCGGGCTTCCGGCTCTTGTTCCGTGCCGATGCGCATGGCCTTGTTTTCGAAAACCGGCATTGGTTCGCCGCCTTCGCGCTCTCTGGCAATGTCTTGCGCATACGCGAGGCATTTTTTCGACGGGGCGCCGTTCTTCAGCTTGTCGCGGCAATCTTTGAACCGGCTGCCGGTAATGACGCCCTTACGAGCTTGAAGCCATGCATCAGACCCTTGCGGGTCGGTATGGATGATTAGCCCGTCCATCACGCCTCCTTGAACATCTTTTTCTTGTCGGCGTAGGCCTGGCGAAAGGCTTTGAAGGCGTTCAGGTCATTCTTGCCATCGATGTCCTTGCAGCCAGCCGCCCACGTCGCTTCCATTGCCTCCACGGTATCGGCCTGTGCCATCTGGCTTACCCAGGAGTCACCGAGCGCCGTATCGGCTGGGGCGTTACCGTCCGTGTCGTCGGCCTGCTCGGAGAGTCCCGTGATCGCCTTGAGCGTGTAGCGCTCGAGGTAGGATTTCGCGCTGGCCCTGGCCTGGATGGCATTCTTTGCGCCTCCCACATCCGGCGGGCCGCCCATGCTTACGCTTTCCTCGTGGCCGCCGACATGGCGCAGATAGCAGGTGACTTCAATCCAGTCTTTCTCGTCACGCGTGAGCTTCCACGAGGACGAGAGGCCGTGCTTGGAAAGGGCTGGGGTGACGGCATTCACCCAGTCGTGAAGCTCCGCGTAGCTCTTGCCGCGAAGCGGGCCGTCCGTGACGTCCTTGCTCTTGATGATCCTGACGGATTCTGCCTTGAAGGCTGCGAAGGCGGCATCGTAGGCTTTCTTGGCCTCCGCCTTTGACCAGCGCTCCTGCAAGTCCATCATCTTTTCTACTTGCTCAAGCGTGGCGCCTTGCTGCATGGCCGCCAGCATCATCCCCATTGGGGAGTCGGCTGCCGGCCCTTGATGTGAAGCTACGGCACTGCGGCCTTGCTCCATTTCGATTATTTCGCTCATGTCACATCCCTATAATTCGTGCGGCCAACGTCGGGCCGAAAAAGAACAGCGCCAGCACCAGTAGCGCGAGGCCGATGGAAAGAGGCCAGCCGAAAGGCGGGCGGCTGCTATCTTTCGCCCATCCGCCGACGCCGTCATAGCGGCTCGTGCGGGGAAAGCGCAGCGTGTGGTTGCTGTGGCTCAGATCGACCCCACTGGGCCAGTTGGATGTATTCATAGCAAAAGCTCCTCGATCAGGCTGATCAGGCGGTTTCTGGTGTGCTGCACTTCCAGGCTGGCCGCCCGGGCCACGATGCGCAGGATCTCGCGCATTTCCGCTCGAGACAGATCCTTGAAGAAATCCTCGGCTTCCAGCTTGGAGATCCATTGCACATCCGTCATTCCGTCCGCGTCGGCGAACTGGCGGCCGGAGAGCACATCCAGAACCTGATGGATGCTGGCCTGAGGTTTGGTAGGCTCGTCGGGCGTGAGCCATTCGAAGTGGGGGAGCGGGTGGCCCATGACAGACTCCTGATAAAAATGGGTGAGGGCTCCAGATCCCATAAGGCAGGGTGTTTCGCCTTACACGTACCGGAGAGAGGGGGAAGAGTCTTTGCGGCGGTGCCAATGCGCCGCTCTGGAAGCCCTCAGTCAGTGACACTCCGGCCCGGTGTGAGGCCCCGGAGGGAGGGATACGCAAACAAGAACAGCAGCGCGGCCAAGGCGCTGTGCGGAATGTCACTGATTGAGGGTGCTGGCCTTTCTCTTCGCCAGCGCGGAAGTGATGACAACTTGCTTATTCCTTTCAGCGTTCGCTTAGTCGGGGCCAGTTCATTTGCCATCATCGAAGCGGGCCGGGAATCGAACCCGACTGCCCTCGAACGTGCTTTCTCACGTCGCCGCTTCGATGATGGCCCTGCCGAAGCAGGGAGGCGCATTCAAATCGTTGCCCGACCAAGGCAATCGCAAAGGTAGGTTTTCAATAGCTCGATCGCTTTAGCCTCGTCGTTGTCCCATAGGGCGCGCATCATCGCCTGACGCTGCTCGTAAAGGTCGTTAGGAATGTGGGTTATTCCTTTCCCTTGCAGGTGTGCAATTAGGTCATCGACATCGAAGTCATCAAGGTCTACGTCAACCTCGATGTCCACGTATTGCGAAACGTTGATGGTCGTGCTTGCCATATTTATCTCCTTATCATCCGGCGCGGCACTCGATGAATGCCGCCTCGGATAACTCCGGACAACCAGCTTCAGACGGTTCCTGCTTGCTGGCTGCCACACGGCTCTGTCGGCTCTGGGGCTTTCCGTTCACTGACCCCTTCATCGCGTCAGTCCAGTTGCAGCCTGGACCAGGCAATTCCTCTTTCGACTACAGCGGTTCAGATCCAGTGTTTCGGGTACTGCCGCTCTCGCATGGGCTTGCGGTCCCTCACCATGTCTACTTGCTGAGCTTTGCCCTAGGCGTTCGTGTGTGGTGAGGTGTTATCGAAAGTATAGGAAATCCGATATTCAATGTCAATAGGAATTCCTATACTTATTTGTAACAGGAACCGGCTGTAGGGATAAAACCGATATTTTTAGTGGGGGGGTGTGGTGAGTTTCGCTAGGCGGTCATGCAAGCTAGCTAGTTGTTGAAGGGTGTTGCGTGACAGAACGCCAAGCGACTCCAGTAGAAGTACCTCGGATAATGCCCTTACATCAGCCGCGTGAATTGTGGATGGGGGTACAACTTTATTGTTATGATTCATGCCGCTATTTCCTCTTATAGCAAATTGCAGTATCCAAGCCCCGCGAGCTCTGACCTTCGCGGGGCTTTTTCTCGGCTTTAAAGCCGCGCCGAGGTGAAGCAAGAAAAATCAATTTCAATGTAATCAACAGCTTATCTCTGACCTTTGGTTTAAAAAATCTGTAATTACTTGCATCCTTCGGTTAATCGTAGACTGTATAAATACACAGCACAAGTGGTTACGCGCCCGGATACTTTAAAACCCGCGTCAAATAAAGTGACTGCATAAATCTAGGTGTTTTCCCTAGGAAGTTGTCTTCTCGCACAAATCTCCTTCGTTCGTATTCGATCACGAAAGGGTGAAGGCTAAACAGTTGAACAGGGGTCAATAGTATTACGGTAATACTATTTGGCAAAGCGTAACCGAGGCTATCCTCTCGGGCATGAAATCTCCCGTTGCCCCACGTGGCTCTGCCCAATTCAACCTCCGGCTGCCAGACGACTTGCGAGATCGGATACAGGAACGCGCTACGCGCAATGGCCGGTCAATGAACACCGAGATCGTTACACTTCTCATGGAGGCGTTAGAGGCAGGGAAGGGCAATATGCGAGAGGTAGAGGCTAAGCTCGACCGAATCCTTGATCTGCTAGAGCGCAATTAGGCAAAATAAAACCCGGCTGGGCCGGGTGGTGATCGGTTTGACGAATTTGTGCCTATAGGAGTTTGGCTGCGGCGAATGCTACAGCGGCAAGCGCTATGGCAGTGCCGATAATCCATCTAGTTTGGGAGTGAAGCGCGTCAGATAGATCGGCTTTAGTCGGCATATGGTCAAGCCTCGTCTCGATCTTCGTGAGACGATCATTAGCGCTTTGTACGGCGGTTTCGAGGGCTCGAATGCGGGGTTCCATGCCATCATTATCGCCCGGCCCACCGCTTCCTGGCAACTCTTCATCGCCGACGATGCGCAGATGTCTATTCCGGGAGCCTGCCATTTTCTTTCTCCCAGCGCTGAAATTTCTTTAAGTCGAACATCATTAGATAGCCACAGTTCTTGCAGCTCATGGCGATTGTCGATACGCAGCCGCCGCCCGTGATGAGCGGCTGGCCGTCAGGGGTCATAACGGGTACGGATACCTCACCGTATTTGCTCCAATACCTGCTCCACCCGGCGTCTTGTTCACAGGCCGCACATATACCGGTGACGCCTTTCTCGCGCATGTAGGCGGCAAGGTTTCCTCGCCACTCTTCCGATTTCAACTCGTCGTTGCTTTGATCTTCATGCATTTGCGTTCCTCCTGCATCCCCACATCAAACTAAATTCTTGTTAATCGGCATCTGGAGCCAGGTCCTTCATATTGAAGCTATTACAAAGCGCCTCGTTTACACCCCAGGTTTTGCCTGATTTCACGCGGTTATCAGCTTCTTCGCACGTCATCCACGTATCGCGTAAGCCAAGCAAATAATCCATTCTTGCCCAAAACACGTCGTAGATGGCTGTTCCAGCGACGATATTGCCGCCGCCTGGAATCCCTGTCGCTGTCCAGTCGCCGCCAGTGGTCGCCATAGGAGCAACGGCTCCAGCAGTAGTGGATACCAAGGCGCTAACCCTTGTTGCGCCGTCTTCTTCCTTCGTGCGAATCACCCATGTATCGGAGCCCATGCTTGCTGCTAGCACTAGGTATACGGTCCAAGGCCGGGATGCCGTAAGGGTGTCGTCGGTGTAGTGAAAGGTGAAGTCGTCGCCATCGGCCAATTTAAACAGCGTCTCAGCGGCCCGGAAAATGTCGTCAGGCGTCTTGTTTTCGTAGGTTCGCTGTGTCGTCTGCAAGTATTCGTCACGGGTCATTTGGGGCTGCTTTACCGCGCACCCTGTAAGGGCAAGAATAAGTGCAAATTGAAACAGTATTCGCATATCGTTGCCTCCTTGGGTATGAAATCGCGTGAAGAGAGCCGCTGGGCCGTAAGAAGTTGCTAGTTTTTATTGTTTTGCAGAGCCAATTGCTCGGCTACCAAGCGGCGAGCATTCTCAATTGCGGTGGCGACGCCCTCGGTCATCCAGGCGGGCTTGGGCTGTCCTGCCTCTCGAAGTAGGTGCTTGACCATAGCCTTGGTTGCATCATCCTGGCCGCTATAACGCCGGAGCATGCCCGCGACTTCCTCGTCATCCAAAAGCTCCATGACGGCAATTTCCTTTGGCCCTTTCCCCTCAGCCAGCCAGCGGGCGCTCACTTTGTACAGGTGAGCTAGGCGGGTAGTGAAACCCGAAGTCAGGTATTCGTCGTTCTCCAACTCCGAGATAAGCGGCTGCTTTGTGCCGATTCGCTCGGCAACTTCCTTCTGGCTTAGTCCCGCTTGTTTTCGGGCCTCTTTGAGGCGCTTACCAAATGTCGTCATATCGGTATTCTGATGTAAAACTACATCGGTTTGCCTATTGATAAAGGATAGGAATTCCGATATAGTGGAGGCATGGACTGGAAAAACATCATTCAAGAACTCACTTCGGTAGGCTTTACGCAAACTCAAATTGCGTCAGAAGCGGGCGTATCTCAGCCAACCATCGCTGGTCTGCTATCCGGCGATCAGCGAGATATGAAGTGGGCGAACGGTCATCGGTTGCTTGCATTTCATAAGCGTGTAATGCGTGCCCAGAAAACGACCTCACGCAAGGAGTCCATCCATGTCTAAGAGTCTCAAGCGATTCAAGTGCTGCGTGTGTGGGACTCCGCCCATGCATAACTCAATGCACCGTTGCGGCGTCAGCACTATCAAAGGAGCCCCCTATGCGTAACTTATATGCCCGTTTTGTCTTATGGCTAATTCGTCCCGCGCTTGAAGCTAATCGTCCAAGCATGGACGCCATGCGGGATGTCGTCATAGACGTGATGCTCAATGACCTCCGGCGTAATGGACCTTTCAGTCGCGCCGCCAAGGGAGGGCTGTAAGCCATGAGCAGCCCTAGCGTACACATCATTGGCCCAGTCGGAGCCGCCGCCCGCGTCACGAGTGATTCAGGCGTCATTTCCATTTTCGTCGATGGCCTTGGGCCCGAGCTCATGCAGCTTGGTGTAATTCAGAGCGGCGTGAGCTACGTCGCTTCCTGCCGTGATTTGAAATTCACTGAAGGGCGCGACCGGAAAGGTGATAGTAGTGCCACCTAGCGTCCTCAATTCGAAATATGCAGAAGCCGGGTTCGGATTTCTGATTGTCACAGACTGCCCCGCAGGCAAGTCGAAATTTCCTATGTTTTCCATGGTCAATCCCCTTCGGAAAAGTTTGGTTACTGGAATCTCCGAGCTTAACCGCATTGGATTGACCGCCCCTATACGCATTGTCCCCATGTCAATGCACCGTCACCGCCCCAGCGTCACCCGCTCCCCATTGATGGTTGAGCACAAGGCGATGGTAGACGGCCTCTATGTGGTCGTCGGTCGGATCGCCAAACCACTTGTAGGCAAGGTCTACCGCACGATCAAACAGCGCATCACAGATTTCCTCACTCATGCCCGGATTCTCACCCAAGGGCAGGGCAGCGCCTATTCGTACTTTCCGGTTGTTCACTTTATCCATGCATCCACTGTATGCCTGGATCACACAAATAAAAACGTTCGAGGAGCATCAGCATGAACAGCACTGCAGCCGCATACGCAACCGTCCACGACTACAAGGGCGGCTCTGAAAGCCTTGGTCCGCTGGTGGGGATTAGCCCTGCCGTATTGCGTAACAAGGTCAACCCCAACAATGACACCCATCACCTGACCTTTGCCGAGGCCCGCAAGATTGCCGATATGACCGGCGATTTTCGGATGCTCCAAGCATGGGCGCATGAGTCCGGCTTTCTGCTTATCAAAGCGCCTGAGGGCAACACTTGCGACATGGCCGTACTTGAGCAGGTTGTCAGTCTCGGTGTGGCAAGCGGGCAG